GAAAAAAGTCCCGAGTATGTAACAATGTCTCGCAGACCCGGAATAGCTGCCGGATGGTTTAAAAAATTTCACCGAGAAATCTACGGAACAGACTCCGTGATTATCAGAGGGAAAGAAATGAAGCCGCCAAAATTCTACGACTCGAAATTCGAGATCATAAATCCACAAGAAATGAAACGTGTGAAACATGAAAGAAAGGATGGAATAGACGAACAGGAAGATCTAGCCGACCGCCTATACACAAGAGAAAAAATATTACAACTCAAAAACAAAAGGAACAAAAGAAGTTATGAACAAGATGAAAGTCTTTGCAGTCTACGACACAAAAGCAAAATACTACCGTAACCCCTTCATGATGCGTTCGAAGGGCGAAGCTATCAGAGGGTTCGCTGATGTCGCAAACGACGAAAAAACTGAAATCGGAAAACACCCAGAAGACTTTGCGCTATTTGAGTTGGCGGAATTTGACGAAGAAAAAGGAACCTATAATAATCATACAGCCCCCGAATCAATTGGCCTTGCCATTGAATTCAGAAACGTCGCGAAGTGAGGAAACATGGGCCGATTTTTCGAGATCACAAAAATAATCGCCAAAATCCTCTGGTTCGTTGTTACACTAGGAACAACAAAGAAAAAGGAGATCGATAAATGAAAACCGTCATGAACCATCAGTTCTCGCAGATCCCGGACGTCCGGGTACAGCGATCCGCATTCAACAGATCGCACGGCTACAAAACAACGTTCAACGTGGGTCAGCTTGTCCCCGTCTTCCTCGACGAAGCTCTCCCTGGTGACACTTTCAATTGCAAAATGACCTCATTCGCTCGAATGGCAACACCCCTCCATCCAATCATGGACAACATGAAGCTCGACAGCTTCTTCTTTGCGGTTCCATACCGCCTTGTCTGGGACAACTTCCAGCGATTCATGGGCGAACAAACTTCCCCAGGCGCTTCCGTTGACTTCCTAATTCCCCAGATGGCCCCCCCCACTGGAGGTTACCTTGAAGGATCACTTTCGGACTACTTCGGCATTCCCACTAAAGTCGAGGGATTCAAGCATTCTGCTCTCTGGCATCGAGCATACAATCTCATCTGGAACACTTGGTTCCGTGACCAAAATCTCCAAGACCCTGTTGTGGTCGATACGGACGATGCTGACTCTGATTCCTCTGATTACGAAATCCTACGGCGCGGAAAGCGACACGATTACTTCACCTCATGCCTACCTTGGCCCCAGAAGGAAAACGATCTATTCCCGGATGGTGTAACCCTTCCTCTCGGCGTCTCTGCTCCAGTCGTTGGCGATGGCACAAAATTCTATATGCACAATGATGTAGATGCTACCGACAGAGAGGTAAAAACCGACACAAATGCACAGGTGGTGCTTGGTTCTACTCCTTCCTCAATCGGTTCCGCTCGGTGGGGTCAAACCGGACTAGAGGCCGATCTTACGAATGCAACTTCCGCAACTATCAATGCACTTCGACAGGCGTTTCAAATCCAGCGCCTTCTCGAAAGGGATGCTCGCGGAGGAACTAGATACATTGAGCTTGTGCGCTCTCACTTTGGCGTTACATCTCCAGACGCTCGACTCCAGCGACCGGAATATCTCGGAGGTGGATCTTCGTCCGTCAATATCTCGCCAATTCCTCAAACTTCTGCCTCTGGCGCTACTGGCACAACTTCCAAGCAGGGTGATCTCGCTGCTATGGCTACCATCTCTGGACAGCATGGCTTTACGAAATCATTTACTGAACACACTCTTATTATCGGCATGGTCAGTGTTCGTGCTGACCTTACTTATCAGCAGGGTTTGAACCGCATGTTCTCCCGTCAAACCCGCTGGGATCTCTTCTGGCCGTCCCTCGCCAACCTGGGCGAACAGGCTGTACTCAACAAGGAAATCTTTATGTCCGGTACTCCCCTGGACGACGAAGACGTCTTTGGATATCAGGAAAGGTATGCTGAATACCGCTACAAGCCCTCGCAGATAACCGGACTCTTTCGGTCCAATGCTACCGGCTCTCTCGATATTTGGCATCTCTCGCAGGAATTCGCGGATACCCCTGTACTTGGGGATGATTTCATCCAAGAATTGCCCCCAATGGAGAGAATCCTTGCTGTGCCTTCACAGCCTCATTTCATCTACGACAGCTACATAGACCTCAATTGTGTGCGTCCTATGCCGGTATACAGTGTGCCCGGCATGATTGATCACTTCTGAGGTGAATCATGGACCCTATCACAATGGGAATGATGGGGAGTGCAGTGCTCGGAGGGGGCTTGTCCCTCTTCGGGCAAAGCTCTGCCAATGCAGCAAATCGGGATATCGCGGCTCGTCAAACTGATCGCCAAATTGAGTTTGGCATCGAACAAATGAATAGGCAGGAAGCCTATGGACAGGGAATGTATAACCAACAGGCCCAGTTCGCCCGCGAACAATCGGCAAGCCAACAGGCATTTGAGGAAAGAATGTCGAATTCGGCATACCAGCGAGCAACCGCTGACCTCAAAGCTGCCGGTCTTAATCCAATGCTTGCATACACGCAGGGTGGTGCATCCACTCCTTCTGTACAACAGGCGGCAACTCCTTCTTCTGGCTCTGGTCCCCATGCTTCCGGCCCCTCGCAATCTGCGCCGCATATGGGTAACACCCTGGCCGGACTCGCAGAAGGAATAAAAAGCGCCGTCTCTAACTCTCTCGCCGCAAAAAATCTTGAAAAAGATCTGCAACGAAAAGATGCAGAAATTCAGCTTACAAAAGCGGCGGAACAAACAAAAAAAGTCGAGGGCGTTCTCGCAGGTCATTCAGCTGTCAACATGCAGGCTCAAAGTAGAAAAAACACCATGGAAGCTGATCTCCTCGAAAGCAACATCGACAAACGCAAGGAATACGAACGTGAAAAACTTGGCGCTGACTTAAAAGGCGCACAAATCGAAAACAGCACAATAATGCAGTGGGTGAACAAGGCAACAAACTCCGCAAAGGGTTTGCTTCCCAGTCTCATCTACGGAATAGGAAAAAAGTGATGAAATCAAAACACGCAATCTCGTTCAAAAAATCACGGAAAATTGTCAAGCCTTCCTTCAAGGAAGATGCTGACGTAAACAACATCATGAGGCGTTACACAAAAACCGGGCAGTTGCCCGCTCTCATGAAACAAAATCCCCACTATGGAGACTTCTCCAATGTCAAGGATTATCAGGAATCTATGGACATAGTCATTCATGCTCAGCAACAGTTCGCTGCTCTACCCGCCGAAACAAGATCCTTCTTCAATCATGATCCCAGTCGAATGCTCTCTTTCGTCTCCGACCCTAAAAACAAAACAAAAATGATAGAAATGGGTCTGGCAATCGAAAAAGCATCGGTCACTGAGGAAAAAACAAAAACTCTTAACAATGTAAAACCGGCGGAAAAAACGGAGGTTACTCCCTCCGAAAAAAAATCCTGATTCCTGTGGGAATCCCCCCACGGGGCCCCCATAAAAGGGCCCAGAGTAGGGGGGATTTCCCCCCCCAAGACCAATATCGCACTTGATGTAATTGGTCTGACTGACACCAATACAGGTGTCAGAAACTAGAAAGGTGATATGAAAAGGCGCTCAAAAGTCCCGTTCTCCAAGTCCCGTAGTACCTTCAAACGGTCGTCAGGTACTCACAAAAAGAACATTAACAATCGACCGATTATGCGCGGCGGCATCCGGCTCTGATGCAACATGCCATGCTTCAACCCGCTCAAAGGGTATAGGTCCAAGGTAGTAAATGAGTCCGGCAAACGGTCCATTGTCTTCAACGCTAAACTTGGCTTCATCGACCAGCCCGTAGATGTCCCCTGCGGCCGCTGCATCGGTTGTCGCCTCGAACGTTCAAGACAATGGGCCGTTCGCTGCGTACATGAGGCATCGCTCTACGAAAAAAACTGCTTTATCACCTTGACCTATGATGACGGCCATTTACCAACCGATGGCTCGCTTCACAAACGAGACTTCCAACTATTCATGAAACGCTTACGGAAAAAATACGGAGAAATTCGATTTTTCCACTGTGGGGAATATGGTGAACAACTTGGCCGACCTCATTATCACGCATGTCTATTTGGCTTCGATTTTCCTGATCGCTCCCGAAAACTGGTCAATGGAAAATTGGTTGAATTCTCTGATTCGCTCAATTCAATCTGGGGCCTAGGCTACTGCGTGATCGGTGATGTAACCTTCGAGTCTGCGGCATATGTCGCGCGCTACATCACCAAAACAATAACTGGACCAGCGGCTCTTACTCACTACAACGCAGTTGACAAAACAACCGGCGAAATATATTCGGAACAAAGTCCTGAGTATGAAACAATGTCTC